CTTTATTTGACCTATGTAGTCTGCATCTGCAGGACTACTACTGTTACGCTTAAGACTGATAACAGGTCCTGCTGTACTTGAATCTTCAGTGGTTGTAATTGTTAGACTATCACTAGTTGTAGTGTTAGTAATAGCAAGCGTACCTGTAATACTACCATTGCCAGTGCCACTGAATGCATTTATGGTTGGATTAGTTAATGTCTTATTTGTTAGTGTTACACTATTTGTTAGTGTAGCAAAACTATCGTCACTCAGCGCACTGTTAAATTCTGCTGTGGTACCAACGAGTGTGCCTTCACTAAGGTCAAGTGTTAGTGTATTGTTAGCACTGTCTATTGTTTTATTTGTAAGGGTATCAGTTGTTGCTTTACCAACAAGAGTATCTGCTGCTGCCGGCAAAGTAACTGTGACATCAGCAGTGCTTGCTGGACCTATAAGTGTAACCTTATTAGTTCCATTGTCACTATCTTCAAAGAACTCAAGGAAACCAGCACTAGTTGCTCCGTTCTTTAACTGCAATCCTGCGTTAACAACTGGAGTAGTAATAATTGGTGTTGTTAGTGTTTTATTGGTAAGTGTTTGACTACCAGTAAGTGTAGTAACAGTGCTATCAATAGCAAAAGTTACTGCATTTCCCGAACCACTAGTGTCTATGCCTGTACCACCAGTAAATGTTAATGTTTCACTATCTAAATCTATGTTTAATGCACCACCAGAGTCACCTTGGAAATCAAGGTCTTGTGCAGTGACTTGGGAGTCAACATATGCTTTAGTAGCCGCATGTTGATTGGATGTTGGATCTGCAACATTTATAATTTGATTACTGTCAAGATTAAGATCACTATCAATAACAACCTTACCAGTTCCTGCAGGATCAAGTATAATTTCTTCATTGGTGCTTGTGGTTTGGATACGATTATCTGTAAATGTAAATGCACCGTTATTATCTACGCCAAACGTACCTACATATCTAGCACCTGCAATGTATACACTCTTACCTGAGAAACTTACACCATTGGGCAAATTAGTACCAATAAAGTGTAGTACACCAGACTGATAGTCAAAGAACCATTCGTCATTATTACCACTACCAGTAGCACCTACCTGTGTGCCTCCGCTTGCAGCATTGCTTGCATCACCGCTGGTGTGTATGTAAACTTTCACTTGATATGTACTACCGAACTCAGGGCTAATCCAGTCTGTTACACCAGTTTTCCAAGTTCTATTTGCAGAAGCAGTACCATCATTAGTTGTTTCTATTGGTGCACTAGTAGGGTATACAAAAGCAACACCTGAACTACTTGCAGGTTGTGTGCCAGGAATACTAGCACTCTGTGTCATTACTTTATCCGCACGAAGTTGTAGCGGACTTGCTATCGCTTCGTTAGGTGCTTTTTTATTTGCATTAGTATCAGTCTTTGTAGCGGCATAGCCTAGTTTTTTCCAAAGATAATCAACTTTTTGGGTATCTGTAATAGCCATTACGCAGCCTCTCCTATGCTAAGTGCAGAAACGCTTTGTCCACTAGTAAGTGCAATACGCACTAATACAACGTTATTCCTAGCATTACTCATATTCTCGGTTCCAAGTGTCATTGTATAGCCACCACTTAAACTAGTGCTTGCAGCTATTCTATCACCTGATGTAAACGCACAACCATTACTGCCATTTCCTCCACTGCCAGTATTGCTACCTGGTTGTCCACTGCCTGCATAACTTGCACTGCAATCTAACCAGCCATTTAGGCCACTACTGTTATCAATGCCTGTGCCAGGAGCTGCAATAAACACACCAGCAACTCCGCCGCTAGTAATGTTAATATCAAAGTTTGCAACATTTGTTCTACGGAAAGCAAAAGTAAAATACTGTGTGCCTGTGTCACCACTACGGTTAGGACCTGCTGGTAAAAATCCTGTGCTATAGTTTACTACGTTGTGTTCTATAACTCCGAGTCTTACTGTTGCTTCTTTAGTGCCTGCTACACCGGGATCACTTGCTTCGCTGTAAAGGCTGTTTGTGTAAAAGTTTGCACTGCCTGAGTAAGCAGGTGTATTTGTAGTTGCTGCACTAAGATCAAAAATACGCACACCATCATCATCAAATCCAGCACCAAGTGCATCTGCTACTGCAATAGCAATTTCACTTATGCCACTTTGTGCCGCTGTGTGTACTTGTACTTTTGTACTTGTAAGGTCACTGTAACTGCTTATTCCATTAACGTTTCTGGCACGGATTCTCAGTTGTTCAACTGTGCGCACACTGCTACTTGTAATAGGCACAGTTAAGTTTCCTATAGCATAAGCACTGCTTGTACCTGTGTTTGCTTTAGGATTGCCTCCACTTAACATTGTTGTACTGCCATCAATATTTGCGTATGTATAATCTGTATTTGTAATAGCACTGCTACTTGTGCCTTCAGCATTTGTACCACTATCTATTTCAACAATATTACTCTGATTTGTGAATGCTTGTCCTACAAGATTGTTAATAGTTGTGCCACTGACCGTAAGAGTTGGACTACCCGTGTTATAGTAAGGTATGCCACTAACAAAACGTTTAGTGCCTGCTGTGCCTTCTGCTAGTGTGCCAACACTGCCAAAACTAGGACTTGCAGTAAGATCATCTTTTACAAACTCTACCTTACTGCTATCACCTCTGCCGCTGTGACTAAGTTGCATGCTGTTTAAACCTACACTAAGTCCGCTTACTGCTTTACTAATTCTGGCTTTAAATCCTTGATACAATCCTGGATGATATATACTGCTTGCAAAACTAACAGTACTACCGCCTGCATTGAGTAAATTATAATCACTTTCACTGTCAATAATTAGGCTTGTGTAAGTACCACTGTCGTCATTTGTTGAAAATGCTTTTGCTCCATCTGCACTACCGTTAATCTTTGCAGTTAGTGTACCACTGTCTGCATCATGTGCAAACGTTGTAATAGGTCCTGCTACTGCAGTTCCACTAACAACACGGTTTACATCTGCGCCTGCTGCTAGTACTGCGCCGCCAGTACGATCTGTAAATCCATGTGCAAGTTTAGGACTTGTGCCTGTGCTTGTTACATTAGGCAATGTTTTAGTGCTCAATGCATCCGGTGCACCAATCTGCGCATCATAAACTTTTACAAGTTGTGTGCCTGTTACAGGAAGTATTGCAGGATTTGCTGTTTGATGTCCTACTAGTGTAAGTGTAAATGTATCTCTGCCTGTGCCACTATCTGTACTGCTTCCCCAAGTATGCTGCAATCTTATACCAGTAGTACCGCCTGCTTCAGAAATGGCTGTTATAGTATCTGCACTTGTGCCGTCTCCCCAATTCATAGTCCAGTTTGCTGTGGCACTGCCCATGTTAGTAGTTGTGTTTGCCATATACAAACTCTCGCCTTCAATGACGTATAAGTCATTACCAGTCAATGCACTACCACCCGAACTTGCTCTAAACAAGTCAAACTGTGCAACAGGATTTGCTGTAAAAATTGTAATATAATCTGTTCTTGTGGTTGTTTCGGTGCTACCATCGCCACTGCCGCTTGCATTAAATGCAGTAACAGTAACATCAAATGGACTACCACTATTAGAACTATATGTATGTGTAGGTGTGCTATCTGTTAGACTGCTATCAGTTGTGCCGTCTCCCCAGTTAACTGTGTACCTGTTTGGATTGCCGTCTGCAGTAATAGTAAGTGTTGCTGCTGAACCTGCGCCGCCCGCTGTGATGTCACTTGTAAATGCAACGTTACTTACTGCGGTATTATTAAGTACGTTTTGTAAACTTTCATTTATGCTGTCAATAGCATCTGTAATCTTTGAACTAGTAGTAAGTCCTTTAAACATTGCATCTGTTGTAAGACTACCATCTGTTGGTGTACCCAGTGTTAATCCTGTACCTAATAGACTTGAATTACTATCAACATATGCTTTTGTAGCAACATCTTGTGCATTGCTTGGGTCACTTACATTTGCAATTCTACTGCTATCAACACTTACAACGCCAGTGCCGTTAGGAGATATAATAATATCTTCATTACTGCGGGCACTGATAATTCTAAAACCATTTATATCAAGATTGCCACCTAATTGTGGTGTTGTATCACCAAGTAAATCTGTATTAATACCGCTAAGACTTGAACCATCACCCACATAGGATGTTGCTTTTACTTGACCATTTACTTCTAAAGGTGTTGTGGGACTTGTTGTTCCGATACCAACACGACCGTTGGTGTAATCTATCGCAAGAGTATTTGTGTTAAATGCTAGGTTGCTATCACGTTCTAGATTTGCTTTGAGGGCCTTGCCCCCAATACGACTTATAGCCATACCAATACACTCCGCTATCTTGCGATCACCTGCTGACGTCCGAGGTGACAGGGTTTGTTAAGTGTATTTATGCTTAGTGCGTTGTACTATCATACCCGTGTATGACAGTAATTGTTTCACTGCCTGCAGGTGGGCTTGTGAATGTAATTGTTGTTCCACTTACTGTGTAAGCACTTGCTGGGTTCTGATACACATTTCCCACAGCAACGACAACTCGTTGTTCCTGATTACTTTCGACACTCTTACTCATTGTAAAAGCAGTTGTTGATCCATCACCAGTAAATGAATCCTGTGTAATTGCTATAAAGCCTTCTTTACTGTATGCAACAAAAGCACTACCATCAAAATATTCCATCTTGCCAAGATCTGTATTGAAACGCATATCTCCGCTTTTTGCACCACTAGGTCTTTGTGCAGTAGAGCCTTTAGGCATTGAACTACTAGCATTTAGTGATCCTTTAATAGTATCACCGCCATCAGATCTGCCTTTTGTTTTCACAAAGCCGGCCATTAGATTGTCACCGAACTAACTGTTGGCATAATACTAGATGCTGCACTAGCAACACATTGAATTGTATCACCGTTGGATAGTACTAATTTTTCTAGGTTAATAACATAAGTATCTGCTGGATCAATGGTAATTGTTTTAACAATCTTATTTGTTGTTGCTGCACTTGCACCGCTTTTTACAACATGAACATCTAATGTTCTAGCACTTGCGTTTTCATTCATAAAAAACATACAAGTGATAGCAGTAGTGCCGCTACTTGTGTATACTGTTGTTGCGCTTGTGCCTATTGCGCCTGCTTGTGTAATCGCCATTTGTTAGTTCCTTTAAAAAATTAATCCGTATACGATGGCTTTAGACTTACTAACTAGTTCATCACTGTTTGAACCATCTACAAAAAACACACCGGTACCGCCACCGGCTGCTGTGTCTGCATATAACAGTGTAGCACTTGTTACACTGCTAGGTGCAACTGCTAGATCATTAAGTTTTAGAGCACTTGCTACTGTAACAACGCCGGTTCCATTAGGAACAAGTTGTATATCCATGTTACTAGTTGCACTTACAATATTTTTACCATTTACATCTAGATCACCACCTAGTTGTGGTGTAGTATCTTCAACAACATTGTTCATAGCCGATGCTGTATTAATAGTAGTAAAACTACTACCGCCGTTTGTACTAACCTTAAACGTATCATCGCTCTCATCAAACACTAATAGAGCATTTGCTAAACTACCACGTTCAATTTCAATACCGGCTTTGCCGCCGCCTGCTGTAACACCTGAACCAGTTTCACCTTGGTTATATGTAACAATGTTGTCTGAAATTCTACTGTTTGTAGTTTCTACACTATTAGTAGTACCAGTAACAGTAAGGTTACCAGTAACAGTAAGTTCACTATCTACTGTAGTGCCGCCACTAGCCGCTATAGTATATGCACCTGATACTCTTTTAGTTTGACTCATAGTTCAACAATCCTGCTTTATACTTTATTTATCATCCGCTTGAACTCACCTATATTGATTGTTTCAAAGTTTGAATTTTTCTTGAATTCATCTGCAGTAAAGTTATCTAAAGGATTAACGTGCATGAATCTTTTTGTTTTAAACTTTTGTATTAAATAATTTGTTTGGTCAATCCAATTACCAAAATACATTGCTTCTGTGTTAATTGCTTTATAGTTGTTTGTGCCGGCATAGATGTTGTTAATTTTATTATTGACACCTTTTAGATCCATGCCTATCATGAACAGATAATTTGCTTCGCTTTGTGCAGCAAGTCCCAATGCCGCAGTACCACTACTAAAACCATGTATATCTTTTGGTAAAATATGTGCTCCACTATCTTTTATTTTGTTATTTGATCTAGTATAGTGAATATATCTTGCACTATAACCTGATTTTTGTATTTCTTCTGCCATACTTGTATCTGTGCTTACTAACACAGTAGGAGCAAACTCTTGATATATTCTATTGCAACCATACACTGCACCATAGTCGAGCAGACTTTCACAGTCTACTTCTAACCGTGTTACGCCATTACCTAATATAAATGCAAATTCAATCATGTCATAAAAAAAGATTACAGTGTATTATACTGTAACCTTTTAGTTTAGTCAAGTAACTATTAGCCGTTAGGAATACTTACACTTACGTTTAAAACTGGGCCTGATGCTACGATATTTACTTTATCGCCTACTGCAAACTGCGAGCCTGTGCCTAGAGCACCAACTACAATATGACGTCCTGTGATCTTACTAGCAAAGTAAGTTCCGCCTGCACTGTCTGTACCAGTAATCTGGCACTGCCCTGCACTAATTGAACCGTGTACTACTGGCACAAGAGTTAGTGTTTCTGTACCAGTTGCAGTTGTACAACGAAAACGTTTTGTACCTTTTTGGATAACGTTTGTTGTAACCTGCGCACTACCACCAGTTACAAAGGCTCTCATAATAATTTGATTGCCGCTTAGTCCACTTGCACCGATTGGCAATACTGTGTTTACACTAGCAAGTTTTGATGTTCCGCCTACTGTTTCGGCGCTTTTAATTGGTCTTCCCATTTTGTTTCTCCTTATGCGGGTTCTAGCCCACTACGCGGTTGGTATACCGCATAAATCAGACTTTGCTGATACTGTATTTAACAAAAAACAGGCTCCGAAGAGCCTGTTTCTGTATTCCTATTCTATAAGTTAGACTTATGAGAATGAGATGTTTGACATTGCAACTTCACCAACGTAGTCACCTGCGTTACCTAGTGAACTTGCTGTGTTTGAAAGTTCAACATAACCATAACGTGTCATGAATGATACGACTGGCTCGAAAGTTGATGGATCAAGCACTGTGCCACTTGACATTAGCGGAACGTATGGGCAATAGAATGCTGCCGCATCTGTTTCACTTGAGCCTTTGTAGCCAACAAGCACTGCTGTTGCGTCTGCAGCATATGAATCCACATAAATGCGCATTGCGCCGTTTAGTGTACCTACAAACTTAGTGTTTGTTGGTGCTTCAAATGTGCCTTCTGTTGTACGAGCAAATGCTGAAGTTGATGCTGACTGAAGAACTGTTAGTGCTTCAGGTGACACAACTGCATAGTTACCTGCACCACGACGTGTGCGCTGTGCAATCTTGTTTGCTGTACGGTTGATTAGAACTGCAAGAGCTGCATGCTCGTCACCAACGTATGTTGCTGTACCAGAAACTGCTGCTTGGTTGAATGTTTCTTCAGTCGCTGCTAGTGAACGTAGTGAACCTAGAACTTCCTGATCAATTTCAGCAGTGATTTCTTGTGCAAGTGCTGCCATGATTTCTGCTTCAACATCGATACCATGCATTGACTGTGCATCTTGAGCTGCCTCAAATGTCCAGCGTGCCTGTAGTTTACGAGTTTTTGCTTCAACAGGTTGCTTTAGGATCTGGATGCTTAGTTGTGAGCCGCCAGTACCTTCTTTACCTGCTGTTGTTTCACCTTTACCAGTTGTTGTTGAACCTGAATATGCGGTTGCAATCTTAAATGGTGATAGTGCTTCGTCACCTGCTGTTGTGTTTGTATCAAACGGTGAACTTGCTGTTGAAGTTACACTATCTGCATAGCGAACACGTAGAGTGTGGATTTGTCCAACTGGACCTTGCATTGGCTGCACACCAACGATTTCGTTAGCGATAACAGTTGGCATAACACGACGGATAACTGGTAGAATAACACGGTTTAGTGTTGCTACGTTACCTGCTGCTGATGCACCTGTTGATGCTGCCTCTTTCAAGTATTTGCGTGTGTTCTCTAGAACAACACTCATGCTATTGCGGCGATTACCTTCTAGACCTTCAAGAAGTGCGTCTTTAGTATCGTCCCAACGGCTTTCTAGTAGTACGTCTGACATAATTGTCTCCTCATTTGTACTTTATTTCAAGCCTGCAAGTTTGCGGATGTCAACAATGTTGCTGTCATCTTCAACCTGGACTGTTTTTTGTTCTTTGTTACCTGTCTTTACTGTGCGGCTTTCCTGGATAACTTCTTTTTTGCTTTCCTTGATCATTGATTTGCCGTCTAGCACTGCTGGTAGGTAACGGTCGAAAGCAGTCTGCAACTTCGCAGTCTGTACGCTTTCAAGTAGGTCAGTCATAATCGCTGCCTTATCTTTGTTGAGTGGCTTCAATAGTGTATTAAGTGTTTCTTTACGCTCAACACCCTCTTGAATCATAGCAATTTCTTGCTCTTTGCTCTCAACGATTTTAGTCTTCTCTTCAAGACTCTCATTGATTTGAGCAACTTCTTCAGCGGCCTTAACAACTGCTGCATCTAGTTCCTTAATCTTTTGGTTTTCATTGAGGTGACTTGCAGAGAATTCTGTAGCAAAAGTTTCGAAGATTTTACGTCCGAATGTGTTCTCTTTTGCAATTTGAATATCTTCTTTAAGTTGAGTCATTTCACCTTTTAGATAGTCAGTTACTGCTTCGTTTACTGCTTTACTTGTGTGCTTAACAAACTTTTCTTTGAGTGTGTTAAATTTTTCACGAGCTTCTTTCACTAAACGAACCTTAGTTTCAACAACATCTTGACGATCTTTTTGGAACTCACCGATTTCTTCAGAAAGTTGTGATGTAACAAACTCTTCTAGTTTGCCAATCAGTTCTTGCTGTTGAGCACGTTCTGTGTGTAGTTCTTTAATTTCTTCAGATAGTGTCTTTACTAAGAAACTGTCAAATGTGCCTGATGCTTCCTGCATCTTAGCAACAAATTTAGCACGGTCTTCTGTGATTGCTTTGCGCTCTTCTGCAATTGCAGCAATCTCAGTAGTTAGACCTTCAGTAACCATACGATCTAAGGCTTCAACCATAGTAGATTTATCATGCTCATAGCGTTGTGCAAACTCCTCTCGAAGTTCTGCAGTTACTTGTGTACGAGTTTCGTTCATTTTTGCTTCCCATTGTTCAGCAATAGCAGAGCGAGTTTCCTCATTCACAAGGTCGCTATCTAGTAGTGGTTTGATAGCATCTAGCATTTTGATCTCCTAGATCTTTAGGTCCCTGATAAGACGAATCATTTCCTCTTTCAGGTATTTTTGTACTTTAGTGTCGTTACTTGCGTCACGAGCCATTTCTAGTACTTTATGCCCCCCACGCATATTAAGTAGTCCTTCGTAAATCGCTACTGGATATGCATTTGGTGCACTGGGTTGTGCCACAACGTCAACTGTGACAATTTCAAAATCAGCAACTTGGCCACTGGATTCATTTACGTTTCCACTGCCTCTGCTACTAACTCCTAATTTTACTCCACCTTGAATCATTGTTTTAACAAGTTGACCCATTGGTGTTTCAAGAATCTTTAATTTACCATATCCGTTAGGTCCATCCATCCACATACTTTCAATCATATGCGATACTCGATCAAGGTTAATTTTGAGATCATCTGGATGGTCAACTTCGCCAAGAACGCTGTTGCCTTCTTTAATTTGCTCGTTGATGGTAGTTACAGCATTGGTAATCTCAGAGACAGGGTAAACACGCTTGTTTGCGTTTTCTACCCCGCCCTGGATACAAATGCCTTTCATGTAGAGATCCTTGCCGCCGTTAGAATTTTCCGTTGCTTCATAAACAACATTTGCATCCTTAAACGTTAGGTTTTCTCTCAAGTACAACATAGAAATTATGCTTTACTCATTGTTGCGCCACGTGGATCAGCTGCATCAGTTTGTACTGTTGACTTAGGAGTTGCTACTGCACCTTCTTCGCCTGTCATATCAACTGCTTTGCCGCCCATGTCATTTTTTCCGGCTACTGGACCTGTTGATCCATCGCCTTCTTCGCTAGTTACAGGTGCAGGAGCCTTTTCAGTGTATTCGCGGACCATAGATTCTTCCATCTCGTCCTCATCACCTTCTTCTTCTTCTTCGTCACCCATTTCGTCGCCCATGTCCATGTCCATTTCTGGCTCCATGTCCATTGCGTCGTCGTCAGCAGCATCATCTGCACCCATTAGTGCTTCAAATTCTGCTTTCAATTCGTCTAGTGCATCTTCTAGGTCTACAACGCGGTCTTCCATATCTTCGTCCGTGTCATGCTCATCTTCCATTGATAGACCTTCTTCATCTGCTTCGATGTCGTCAATCATATCATCAGCAGCATCGCCACCTAGTTCTGCTTCGTCAAAATCTGACTCTTCAATTTCTTCTTCACTTTCTTCTACTTCTGCAGTTTCTTCAACTTGATCCTCATCTGTGAGACCCTCATAGATGTCACGTGATTTTTCAACCACGATCTCATGGAACAAATCTTTTGCGCCCTGCTCATCTTCTGCGATAAACAGTTCAATCAATTGCTCAAATTTGTTTGTCATTTGTATAACTCCTATATTCATAAGGCATTTGTAGTTTTATTTAGTGTTTATAAAACTGTACAGGTTAAATGCATACTTTTTGAGCCAAAAAGTAGACTATAGGATTTTTTTTTGGGATTATGCTGCTGGTGCAGGTGCAAATTGGCGTCTGATCTCTTTAATAGACTCTTGATACTCTGCTGCTTTAAGATCACTAAGTTTACGCAGTTTACTCAACTGTTCTAGTGTCAAACGAGTTTTGCGGGTATCAGTTTTCATCGCAGCACTGCTATCCTGATACTGCTTGTCTTCTTCTTGCTTTTTTGCGTCTAGTTCAAATAATAACATAATAATATTTATGCTTCTGGTGTCTCTGCAGGGCCTGCTTGTGTAAGTGGGCTTGCATCACCGGTTGCATCTGCTTCGCCTGCTCCGCCTTCTTCACCGCCTAGATTGTCTCCGCCCTCTGCAGGTTCTGCAGCTGGTTCAAATGCATCTATATCTGCTTGTATGCCGCCTGTAGTAACACCTACACTACGCATGCTAGGTAGTTCGCTTTCAACACTGATGTCAGCATTTTCTTCACGCCATAGTTTGTTGTTTTCAGACATTTCTTCTTCTGTCATGCCTAAGTAACGCTGCATAAGGAAACGCTTGCTCATATATGGATATCCTTCCAGTGCTTGGAATGTATTGATTCTAGCAGCATCCATTTCAGTTTCGCGGTAACTAGCAAAGTTTTGTGGTTCGTTAAAACGCAGGCTAAATGTACTGTTATCAATTTCAACACCTCGCCACTTCAAAAACATTTTAAATTCTCTGTCAAACGTAGAACAGATAAGACGCTGTAGTCTCATGCAATATTCGTTAAACCGCTTTTCTTGAATCATTGCTGTGCCAACACGACCATCATTGTATGAACTAGGACTATCCTCAAATCCAGTTGGCAAGTAACTACTAGGTATACGCAATCCACGGAATAGTTTGTTAGTAAAGAATTTTAGATCATCTATTTCGCCTAGATTAGTACCGCCTGGTAGTGTATCAACTTTACTGCCTCTGCCTTCTGCTGTTTGTGGGAAGAAGTAATCTTCATTTGTACTAAGTGGATTATAGGTTGTATCCATTATGTTTACACCGCCGCCTGTTTTACTAGGTATACGTCTTTGGTGTATTTCATTTTTTACACGCTCAACAAAACTCATAGCCATATGACTAGGCATGTTACCTACATCAATGTAGAATACTCTGCGTTCCGGAGCACGTTGGATACGATAAATGATAATAGCATCTTCTAGCAGTTCTTTTTGCTTGTATACCTTAAACACTTGTTCTAAGATGCTGTTACCAAAGGGCCAATTAGGATCAAGTCCTTCTGTCAAACTAGCATGAACAATGTGTTGTGCTTCAATCGCTTTTTCATTTAGCGCACGATCAAAACGTCCCTGTGCAGTAGCACCGCCTGAACCATCATACAAATTACTAGGTTGTATATAACCTCTGTTTTTATATAAGTCGCCTTGATTTCCATGGTCACTGTATGTATTTGCTGTGGCTGTCAAGTTTTCAAAGTTAGGATTAATATCTTTGATAACATACTGTTCCGGCTTTTTGCCGTCACTTTCGTTAACAATAATTTTAGTAACTTTGTTCATTTCTGTCCAATACAACTCGAATGTTTCTGGGTCTCTAATGAATACTTGATCTCCGTACTTTAATACGTTGCGGAACATTTTAAACAAACGCATATTTAAATCGTTAAGGTTGTTCCAGTTAGTTAGCTGCTTTTTAATAATATCAATTTCACTTTCAGTTGGTGTTTCATGAAAGTGAATATCAAAGCCTGTGCCGTTTTCTACGTTAGTTTGTGTACAAAACTCAGCAAGGATATCCAGTGCTGCATTGATCTCACTGTCAATATCCATGGTTTCATATTGTCCATAACGTTCTGTACGATTAGGATGTCCACTATATACTTCAGGCAAGTGACTTGAATAGTGACTGTATTTTGTACCGTCACTGCTGCTTTTGCCGCCTACGTTTGTAAGAGGACTGTCCGATTTTACTAGTGAGAAATGTTTTTTCCAGCTCATGATTTATTATAACACCTTATTGTGTATTTACCTAATAGTTTTTAGTTATTCTGCACCGAAGTGTTCACTTTATTGGTTGCTGATACTTGAGCTGCGCTTGCTTCTTTGACGGCCTTTGTAGTTTCTGCTTGCGCCTCTACCATCGGACCAAAATTTATTCCGGATATAGCATCTGCAATATCATTTTTTAAACTAGTAGCACCACCGCCTGTGAAATAATCTAGTACTCCGCCGGCTTGTATTCTGTCTAAGCCTGCAAACGCAGCATCTGCATTTACTGGCGCATTTTGGTTACCTGCGAGTCCTAGTGCAGCAGAACCTGGTGTAGGTTCAAAACCAGCAAGTCTAGCCGCTCCTTGAGCAGTATCAAGAGTAGTTCTTGCTACACCAATTGTTGTGTTTGCTAAAGTTTGTAATAATGCTGGTGCAATATCTGTGTTATACAATCCAATTAATGTGCTTGCAAAATCTGTACTAAGTGATCTAAATGCCAAATCCATGTTATTAAGTGTTTCAGTTGTCTTGCCTGCTACTGTACCAAAGTTTGTGAGATCATCATTGAGTTCACCTAGTACATTTTCAACTACATCTCCAAGCACTTTCATATTATATTCAAAGCCTTTTTCGATACTTTCAGTGGTAGCACCAATAAATCTACCTTGTCCACCAGCCAGAGCAAGTTGAGCAACCTGTGATTGCATATCGACATCAGCCGCAATTGCTGCGCGATTTTGATCTACTAGACGCTGTGCTTGTAATGTAGCATTACCTACATACTGCATGTTATCGCCTGCAAGTCCTAATGATCTCACTAGAGGTTCGAGTGTGTTAGTCAAACCTTGATTAGCCATCATCTGCATAGCACCTGCTTCAGTGGTAACACTGCCAAACACAGCAATTTCTTTGATTGCTGTGGCAATTTGTGGATATGCAGCCACAAGGTTATTGATTTCATCTTTGTTTTTAGCATTTAGTCCGTTGAGACTTGCCTGCAGAACCATGTCTTGTCTTGCAGCTCTCTGCTTGTCACGTTCTTGTTCTAGTGTAGTACCATTGATTGCCGCAAGTGCTTTTTGCTGTACAACCTGTTGTCTAATTGCCATGCTCAAACTACCGGTATCGTATCTAAATTTATCAATACCTTCTCCTGCTAGTGTGAGATTACCTAAAAATTCTGCGGTACGACTGCCCATGTCTTCAAAATTTAAACCCAATCTAAGCAAATCTGATCCTTGTGTGTTAATAAGATCAGCATTTTGTCGCATAAATTCTAAGGCTCCAACTCTTGTTTGTCCAGCAAATCTAGCAAAATCATTGCCTTGTCTTTTGAGTATACTGTTAAATTCAGTCATGCTAAGTCCTGCAGTAACCGCGGCAGTTCTAAATGCGACCATATCTCCGCCTAGCAATGCACCTGCTTGCTGTGCTTCTCTAAACTCTTTTCCCATGGCATTTAAGTCACCGACCAGACTACCGCCTATCAACGCTGCAGTATCGAAAAGTCCTTTAACAACTGCACCTAAAGCACTTGTAACATTGCCATCTAATTGATCTAATAAGCCGCCACTTCCCGATACATAATTTTTTAAACCGCCAAACATTGCATTAATCGTTTCCAATGGTCCGGTTGCGGCTGCTCTAGTCATGCCTTGTACATCTTTTAACGATCTTGCATAGCGAATCTGCGCAGCTCTGATATCATTACCACTTGATTTAATTGCACCACTTGCATCAGACAATGCACCGCTTGCTTGCAGGCCAGAACTAGAAAGGCTTCTAAGCGAACTACCTGCTTTATTAGCACCTGCCGCTAGTGTGCCCATCCCTGCACCGCCGCCTCCACCGCCGTCTTGACCTTGAATAGCCGCGAGAATACGCTGCATGGTCTGTTCTTCAGCAAAACCATTTGCGTCTATGTACCCGATTCCAGGAACTTCAATGCTGGGCAAGAAAAAATCTCCAATTATATGCGTATATAAATATACACATAGTATCATATTTATACTGTATTTACCTGGAGAAAATCATGGTCGATGTACCCGAAAGTTTTTCGATGAACACTGAACAACTTGCAAACATGCAACACAAAGAAAATCCACTTGCAAAATACATGCGCACACCCAGCATTTATTTAAAACTTCCTAGCGGAGGTGATTGGTATGCAGAGGGCAGTATTGCAATGCCTATCAACGGTGAACTAGGCGTAATGCCAATGAGCACCAAAGATGAAATTGCTGTTAATACACCAGATGCCCTTATGAACGGTCAAGCAGTGGTTGATATGATTGAAAGTTGTATTCCAAGTATAAAAAATGCTTGGAGTATTCCTAGTGTAGACATAGACACAGTGTTTATAGGTATACGAATTGCTAGTTATGGCGAACAAATGGAATATACAAGCACTTGTCCAGAATGTGAAAACCAAGACAATTACGAAATTGACCTTAGACGTTTTTTAGAAATGTCAGTAGATATCTCAGGATACAAACAGCCGTTTGATTACAAAGGCATGCAAATATACCTGCAACCAAGTAACTATTATGCAATGAACTTAAACAATTTAGAAATGTTTGAACAACAGCGAATGATGGTTGTAATCAATGACATTGACATGAACGAAGAAGAAAAAAGACAGAGATTCAATGAAATTTTTAAGAGAATGACAAACTACACAGTACAAAATATTACCAGTAGTATCAATCATATTGTTACGCCAGAAGGTATACAAGTCTCTGACAGAGATCAGATTAACGAATTCGTTAAACACAGTGAAAGAACTTTTTTCGAAGCACTACGAAAAAGAGTCAAACAAGTCAACGAAGGCATTCCAGAAAAAACTGTGCATACAAAGTGCGACAGTTGCGGGCATGAGTACACAACACCATTTACATTTGATCCAGCAAATTTTTTCGTATCCGCCTCTTGACACTGTCTAATCCTGAGATTGAGGGGCTACTAAAGGATTACGATAAGCGCATAGACGACATAAAAGGCTCAATGGCCAAGTTAGTTTGGTATATGCGTGGAGGTGTGAATATGAGTGAATTATTAGATACACCTATCAATGATTACAAATACTTCAATGCTGTTATCGAAGACAATGTCGAACTAAGCAAGAAACACAATCAACTTATACTTTAGGAATGAGCTAAAGCTCATTCGTTCTTTTCACTTCGTTCAATCACTTTTTTATTAAGAACTTAATGAGCAAAGCGAAGTGCTATCATCTCGAAGTTGAACTCATACTTCACCCGTTGCCGGGCGAAGCCATGAAAAAAGACGCCATCATCTGCGTGTCTCGCTCATCTGTTATAAGAAGATTGCATTGCTGCTCGGAGGCGGAAACCCGTTTACCCCCTACTTCAGCCTTCACTGATAGTCTCGGAACCTTTCATATATCATAACAGCAATACATGTCCAGTCGCGGTTGCTTTTTCTCAGAGCCGCTATCTTTTGTGCCTAAAGTTGGTTTTACTTGTGTTAACGACGGTTTAATGCGTAGACCGTAAACGCCAAATTAATTCTATTGTAACACTATCTAGCCGTTTA